TACAGACGCAGAAGAGGCTTTACTATGCTGTTGTTTGATGGATAACTCCGTCTACGATAGCATCAGCGCAACCGTAAATGCCAAGGACTTCTACGCTTATGGTAATGCTATTATCTTTGAAGCGATAGCCGACCTAGCCAACAAGGGTGCAGGTTTCTCTGAAATAGAATTGTTCGAACTTCTGCAGCAGCAGGGCATTGCAGAAAATGCAGGGGGCATTGAAAACATACTGCGTATCCAAAAGAAGGTTGATACGCCAATGCAGGTTCAGAACTACGCAAATATAGTCCGAGAGAAGTCCAGGCTAAGAAAAATTATACGAGCTTCCAAGCAATGCATGGAGTCCGCCGAAGAGGATCAGGACGCGGACGAGATCATCGCAGAGATGGAAAAGCAATTGACTGATCTCATGCACAATGGAGCCGATCAGGACTGCAGTATATCAAGCGCAACTCAACTTCTAGTAGATGACTTCAAGAAGATGCAGGATGGAACATACGTTACTAATTCCATGCCGACTTACATACAGCAACTAGATGAAAAGTTAAGTGCAGGTGGAATTTCAAATGGAGAGGTAATGGTAGTCGCGGCCCCAACATCCTGCGGAAAGACTTGCATAGCGCTGAACATAGCTCTGCAGAATGGAGTGACACAAGGTAAACCAGGGTTGTATTTTTCTTTTGAGATGCAGTCGAAGTCCCTGGCAAAGAGGATGATACAGACTTGTTCTGCCGTTAACCTTGACCGTTTCAGAGATGGTTTACTCCCGCCCGAGAAGCAGAAGCGCGTATGGGAGGCAACGGAAAAGGTGCAGGCATCAAGTATATACACCGAGCACTACGTGCGCAACGTCGAGGAACTCAGGTCAAAGGCTCGCATGCACAAGCGCAAGCATTTCATAGAGTGGATTGTTATTGATTACTTGCAATTAGTCCCGTGGGATAGTCGCATGAAGAAGCACGATGCAATCGCAGAGATCAGCCATCAGATAAAACTTATGGCAATGGAGCTTGATCTTCCAGTGATTCTTTTAGCGCAAGTGAATCGCGAAGGTGCAAAAAGAGAGACTGGACTTACCTTGCACGACCTCAAGGATAGCGGGGACATTGAGAATGACGCAGATATTATTCTATTGCTATGGCCCAATGGCGAAGATACAAATGCCGCAAAGATGCACGACAAACAGCACGGCTCTTATATATCAATAAAATACAACGTAGCAAAACAACGCGAAGGTGAACGCGACCAATACGGGAAGTTCATATTCAAAAATCATGTAGGGAGATTCAAGTAATGATTACAATAATACAATTAGCGCTAGCAATTATCATAGTGGAAAGCGGAGGCAACGATTCCGCAATCGGGGACAACGGGCAAGCCTACGGGTGCATGCAGATTCATCCCGCCTACGTGCAGGACGTAAATAGAATACTGCAGGAGGATCGATACTCGCACAAGGATGCCTTCAATCGGAAGCATTCAATTGACATGTTCACAATTTATATGTTGCACTACTGCACCGAGGAGCGCCTGGGTAGACAGCCAACTGCAGAAGATTTATCCAGGGTGCACAATGGTGGACCCAACGGATACAAGAAAGAAACAACAAAGAAGTACTGGAAAAAAGTACAATCAAATATAATATAACAAATGCCAGAAGATACAAAACGATCCTTATACAAGGTTAACTCAGAGGAAGTCCTCAGCAGGGGACTGCAAGCAATGACGCAATCATGCGAGGCTCTTACAAAACAGAACGAAGTGCTGAACAAAGATATAGACAATCTTAAGAAAAAAATTGACATGCTTCAGCACAGAATCTTGTCTAACGCAGAAGAAAGGGAGTAATGAGAGAAAACGATAAAGAAAGAATACAGACAAGGATCGACATGATACGTGCCGAGAGCCGAGTCCTTACTTATAAAATAGAGCGCATGCTTGAACAGCGCAAGGATCTATCCAACGAAAAGCGCAAGCTCAAGGAACTAGTTGCTACGGAGGACGCAGAAGATGTCTCTTCCTAGCTCTGGTGAAATGTCGCACTTCACTACTGGTGCTGTGCGCGATGCAATGCATAACAAGGGACTGCCCAGTCAAATGCCCATGTCGGCACTCAGGGCAGTTTCTCGCAGGTTCGAAGAGGGCGCACATAAGTACGGGCGCGGTAACTGGGAGAAAGGCATTCCCCTATCTAGATACATTGATAGTATTTATAGGCACTTGTGGGACTTCATGGACGGGGATCAGGAAGAAGATCATCTATCTGCCGTTCTTTGGAACGCTATGTGCCTGTACGAAACAAAAGATAAAATCGACGAAGAGGTCCTACCAGAATCTCTCAACGACATAGGACTACAATGAAATACATAAAGCAGAGCGACCTAAAGGATTGGAGGAGTACTAATTGCACCAACAAGTGCCCTATCACTGCCGCAGATATGCAAGATTGCGTAGTGGATCACTCGCACGACACGGGTAGGGTAAGAGGGGTCCTGCATAGGCAAAGCAATGTCCTGCTAGGTAAGATAGAGAACGCATGGAAAAGATACGTGCAGAAGAGTAGCGCAATAGAATTACCCGAAGCCCTGCGCAGGATGGCGGATTACCTGGAGAGAGAGGATCTTGATCTATTGCATCCGTACGGAGCTACTCAACTCAGTAAAAAGTTCGCAGTAAAAAAAATGCAACAACAAGAGAAAATTTTGCTTGACCTTGGTTTCCACAAGTCAGATATTACAGATCTGAACAGCAAGGAAAGAACCAAGCTCTTCAGAAAAAAGATAACCGAAAATAAATATGAGTCATAACATAAGACAAAAACTACAAGGGATACAAAGTTCCTTGATAGCCCCGAAGGGGCAAACCAATAAGTTCGGAGGGTACAAGTATCGCTCCTGTGAAGACATCCTAACTGCATTAAAACCATTACTTGCAGAGTGGAGTTGTTGTTTAATTATCTCTGACGAGATAGTTGAGAAGGGTTCCAAGTTGTTCGTTGAAGCAACAGCAACTCTTTACGATAACGATAGTTCGGACACTCTAGTCTCAAAGGGACCAGCAGAGCACGCCGACACAAAGAAGGGCATGGACCAGGCCCAGATCACTGGCTCGGCATCATCATACGCTCGCAAGTACGCCCTCAATGGGTTATTTGCAATCGACGATACCAAGGATGCGGATGCTACAAATACTCACGGAGCTACATCTCCAAAAAAAACAGAGCAGAAGAAAGTGGAAGATCTTTTCAACCAATAAATAAATATGCAATACGATAACACAAACACAGGTGCATCCTTCAAAAACACCTATAAACAGAAGGAATCACAACCAGATATGACAGGCAAACTTGACGTAGAAGGCGTTGAGTACCGCATGTCAGGTTGGTTCAACGAGAGTGACAAAGCAGGTAAATACATCAAGTGGAAGGTCACAAAGAAGGAAGAGGAAAGTTCGCCGAAGAGCGAGTCCGCTCCATTCTAAAGCATCGATTCGGGCGGGGAGGATTTTTCCTCCTCGCCTTTTTTTGCAATACCTAAAAATATTAATCCATCAAAGCTAATTAAAATGAATCCACAAACAATACGAAGTTGCCTAAAATACTTCGAAAAAGTAACAATGAACGAAATCAAGCAAGCGCACGCATGCGTAGAGCACGACGAAATAAAATTAACCGACTACGCTAAAGATATCGTAGATAAAAACTCAAAAAGAAAACCCTTAGGGTTGACAGACTACGCAAAGCATCTTTTAAATAAAGGTCGTAACAATAATATCTAGTATTCGTCTTATTGTTTCTGTCATAGTGTAACATAGCCCTATCAGGGAGTGAGGTAAGTCCAAGGGTAACCAAGGACAAGGTCTTATTCACCTTGTTTAAGCCTCACGGAGCCTCCATCGACTTTTCCTATTTTGTCGGTGGGGGCTTTTTTATGCACTGCGTAGGAGCTTACCGACTTCTTTGTTAATAACGCCCTTGCGCTTCATCTCGCTGAACAGAGCCCTGTTCCTGTGCACTCCCATGCTCTTCAGGACACGTACGCGCTCCAGTATGCTCATGTTCATCAGGAGCTTGTCCTGAGGCGTTCTACCGCGCTTCTCGTCGTTTATACGGCGATTGTGCTCCCTTTGTAGGGATTCCGCCAGGAACTTGCTTTGAGCGTCTCCTGAGCGCAATGCACGTATCTCAGCGAGGGTTTCTCTTCTGTTCTTACCCTCGGCGATTTCTGTGTATTGCTCTCCTAGGGTCTTCTGTACTCCGCGCTGGAATGGTTCGAACTGCATACCCCGAACGATACGAAAAATATCCGTGCTGCGCACTCCAGCTTCGCGCAGTAGATTGATGCGATCTTCTTCGGTGTAGCCGAATGCCTTCAAGCGTTCGAACGACTCCGCTATCCTGTCGTAGGACACCTCGGCCTGCTGCACGGCCCGTCGGTAGGATTGCTCTAATTGCTCCTCGGTTAACTGGTCCGCCTTGTACTTCGCGTCAGTGGTGTAGGATCCTCTG